ACTTTGCAACATAGTTTTCACTAGTTCGCCCATGGGTGTTGGTAATATCTTTAATGTACCGTATCCTGCAGGACCGTCCATCCACATTTTTTCAATCATGTGACTCACACGATCCAAATTAATTTTAAGGTCATCTGGGTGATCAACTTCGCCCAAGACTGAATGACCTGTTTTAATTTGTTCGTTGACTGTGTCCACTGCCTTGGCTATTTCGTGTACTGGATATACTCGCTCGTTGGCGTTTTTTACGCCGCCCTCAATACAAATACCCTTTAACTTCATGGTTTTTGTACCTGAGCCATCCTGGGCTTCCTCAAGCAGTACCTCGGCACGTGCTTGAGTGAAGCTTAGATGTTCTTGTAGATATCGAGCCATATCTCTAGTTAGGCCTTAGGAAATGGTGTACGTGTATTAACACCTGTGGCTTGTGCTGTCACTGGCTTGGTAGCTGGGACTTGTTTTGGGCTAGTTGTACCACCCATGTCCTTGGCTGTTGGAGCTGGACGACCTTTGGCTTCAGCACCTGTTGTTGACACTGGCTTGGCAATTGCGCCTCTGGCACCAGCATTGGCTGCTACTGTGCTTTTGGTGTTTGTGCCACTTTCTTCTGAAGTAACTGGCTTTGGAGCTGCTTTGAGATCAACGTTTTCCATAAAGCCCATTTGGCCTTCTGGAGCAAATTCTTCTGTGTCGTCCATTTCTAAAGCATCACCTTCTACGTCGCCGTCAATGCCTGCATCGCCATCTTCGCCGTCGTTGTCAAAACCGTCGTTGCCCATCATGGCTTCAAATTCAGCCATTAATTCGTCTAACTTGTCTTCTAGATCAACCACACGATCTTCAATGTCAGCTTCGTCTTGCATGTCGCCCATGTCATCGCCGTCAACCATTTCTTCTTCGGCATCCATTTCAATTTCTTCATCTTCCATGGAAATGCCTTGTTCTTCGGTTTCAACATCAGCAATCAAATCATCACTGGCATCGCCGCCGATGGTTGTATCTTCGTGCATTTCGTCATATTCAATGTCTTTGGCAACTTTTTTACCAGCTTTTTCAGCATGGTCGTCGCGCTCAGCATCTGTCTCTTCATCCATGAGGCTTTCATAGATTTCACGTGATTTCTCTACCACGATGTCGTGAAATAAATCACGGGCTTTTGATTCGTCATCATTGATAACGTATTCAATTAATTGTTCAAATTTATTCATGAGTCCCTCCAATGTAAATGGCTCTTAGATATATTTACATATAATGAATAATAACGGTAGTTTTGATAGGAAAAAACCGCCATATTTGACGGTTTTGTTAAAATTTCTCTACAATGCAGGAGGCATTGCAGGTGGTGCATATTGCTGACGAATCAGCTTTAATTTTTCTTTGTATTCAAACGATCTGACGTCTGACATTTGTCTTAGTTTACGAATCTGTCTCAAAGTCAGTCGAGTTTTACGCAAACTACCCAGGGTAGGTTGACTGTTGTCTTGAGCAACATCTTGGTAGGACTCGGGTTGGCGTTGATATAGCTCGTTGAGAATCATATGGTATTTATATTAGATTGTAGGGATTGGGGGAGCTCCGGGTGGTGCGCCTGCCGGTGGAGCAACCACTGTACCCAAGGGTTCACCTTGCGGTGCGCCTGTTTCGGCACCAAGTTCAGCACCAGCAAGCTCTTGACCTGTGGCAATGTCAGTTTCCAATCCAGCTGGAGTAATACCAATTGATCGTAGATCCTGTCCTTGTGTGGTTTGCAATTCGGGTTGGTCCCGTTCTTCGCGCCACATTTTTTCGTTTTCCACAATCTCTTCTTCACTCAATCCTAGGTAGCGATTCATCAAAAAACGCTTGCTCATGTAGGGCAATGCTTCCAACTGTGTGAAGCTTTGAATACGGCTGGTGTCTAGTTCAGCTTGACGATAGCTGGCAAAATTCTGTGGTTCGCAGAATGTGATGTTGAACAATCCCGAATCAATGTTGAAGCCTCTCCAGCGCATGAACATTTTGAATTCGTCATCTAGCTTTTGACAAATCAGCTTCTGCAAACGTTCGCAATACTGGTTGAATCTGTATTCTTGTATCAATGCTGTACCCACACGTCCGTCTGAAACTGTACGATCTGAGTCGTCTGGACCTGTTGGCAAATAGCTACTAGGCACACGCAAACCACGTGCCATTTTGTTGTTGAAGTATTTTAAGTCGTCAATTTCACCTAGATTTGAACCGCCCGGTAGTGTTTCTACACTGGAGCCACGTCCTTCTGAAGTTTGTGGGAAAAAGTAGTCTTCGTTGATTGACAGCGGATTGTATGTGGCATCCATCATGTTGGCACCGCCGCCTTGCACTGTGGGAATACGGCGCTGATGCATTTCGTTTTTGACACGTTCCACAAAGGCCATGGCCATGTGGCTGGGCATGTTGCCCACGTCAATTTTGAATATTCTGCGCTCAGGAGCACGCTGTACACGATAGATCAGCACAGCATCTTCTAGCAATTCTTTTTGTTTGAACACTTTGAAAATGTTCTCTAGGATACTTTGTCCAAATGGCCAGAAGTAGTCTAAACCCTCACTTAGGCTCATATGAACCACGTGTTTTGCATCAATACAGCTTTCGTTCATGGCTGTTTGGAAACGACTGCCTGAGTTGCCACCTGCGCCGCCAGCACCACTGGGTGCGTTGTAGTTGCCTTGGTTGGTGATAGAACCCACGCTGGGATTGACCACAAAGTCCTGTAGCGTTTTGGCTGCCACAGTCATATTTTGGAAGTTAGGGTTGATGTCGCGAATGATGTACTGCTCGGGACGCTTGCCTTCTGATTCGTTCACAATAATTCTGGCAATCTTGCTCATTTCAACCCAGTACATTTCAAATGTTTCTGGGTCACGCACAAATACTTGATCTCCGTACTTAATGGTGTTACGGAACAGTTTGAATATGCGTTGATCTAGCTTGTTTAATTTGGTCCACTGTTGCAGTTGCTTTTTGATAATTTCAACTTCGTGGTCAGTGGGTTTGTCTGTAAACTGTATGTCAAACGGCGTTTGATTGTCGTCGTTGGTCTGTGTTGAGAATTCAGCAATGATATCCAAGCAAGCATTGATTTCTGAGTCGCAGTCCATGTTCTCATACTGATTGTAACGTTCAATGCGGTTGGGATGTCCAGAATAAACTTCCGGCAATCTGCTGGCATAGTTACGGAATGCAAACTCGTTTTGAGCTGCCCACGGGCTTTGACTGCCATCACCTGCTTTGGAATAGCCGGGTAAGCCAAATTGGTTTTTGCCTGAAATAGGACTTAGTGTGCCGTTGGTATCAGCAACCTTAAAATATTTTCGCCATGACATAGTGTAGTATTTACCGTAGCTTAACTAGAGTAAGACAATAACTTGTTGGACACACTGAGCTGACTCTTCATGACCGTGACCAATTCTTCCAGTTTGGATAACTGAGCTTGCATGATTCCAGACGAATCTGCACCCCCGGTAACAGGAATACTGCGACCGTCTGGCAATGGTACCACTGCTTCTGCGCCGTGCATGGACAGATTTGGACGATATCCGTTGGTTGGGCCACTTAGTATACCACCGTTGGCCATGCTGATGTGTGGAGGATCCCCGGCCAATGTGTTAAATCCAAATTTGCCCAACAATCCATTAGATGCTAGATCTGCCACTTGATCACTCTGAATGTCCAGAGCTCGCCCAAAGTTGTGCAGACTCATTCCAGGAGCTGCTTTGGGATTGGTGCCAGAATTTACGTTGGCCTGCTCGTCTGGACTGCGGAATGCACTGTTGACTTGTAATTTTTTACCAGTTAGATTGTTGTATTCTTGAGCCATTTGCAAGAACGCAGATTGAACGTGAGGTTGCAGTTGTTTAAAGTGATCTTCGCTGCCTGTGCCACCAGTGAATTTAATAAAGTCTAGCGCATTGATCGACGGTGGGCCACCTGTGACTGATGCAGGTGCTGCTCAACTATCACGGTTCATAATACCTTTGGTTGCAGGGCCGCGCATTATGTTACCGGCGCCTGGACCGGCACCGCCACCATCACCACCACGGTTCATAATACCTTTAGTCGCAGGGCCGCGCATTGCGTCACCAGGGCCGCGCGGCCCACCATCGGCACTCTCGCTGTCACTGATACCCAATATCTTGTTTACTTGTGCAAGGCCTTTGGCCATAACAGAACTGAATGTTGCGACCACTTTAGCAGCATTTGGTAGTAGAGTAAAGCCCAACAGATTGAGTTCTTGATTCATTTTTTCAAGATTTTGTTGTGCAGACACAGTTTGGTCAGTTAACTTGTCGTTGCCCTTGGTCTGAGCGTCTTGCACAGCTTTGGCCTTGGTGTACTGACCTTTTTGAGCAGCGTTTATAAAATCCATGCTCTGAGCAGTGTCGGAGAACACCCCTATGGTACCACCAACTTGGCTGGCAATTTGTAACTGTGTATTTTTGTTGCGTTCATACGCAGCTGCTAATTCTTGTTGTGCTTGATCTTGATCAATTGCGCCAGCTTTTAATCTGTTAATAATATCCAGTGCAGCGCCGCCGGTGCTGGCAACCATTTTTTTGGCAGCATCAGTGTTAGCTACACCTGCTGATAGATCTCTAACACCTTGACCTAGATCTGCGCCAAAACTCTGCATACGAGTCTGCAAGGTCATCATGCCCTCGGCGCCTTTGATGCGTGCTGCATCACCACTTTGCATTGCTAATTCATAATTGGCACGGAACTTGCTTTCACTCAGGGCTGCTTCTTGTTGTTTTTGTATTGCTGATCTGCTGAGACCAGTGACTTTGCTCAGCAGATCAAGTTCTTTGGCATATTCCACAGTGCCAGCAGTTAACTGCTGTTGTGTCATGTTTTGACTGCGACCCAACCGTGTTTGTTGTGCCACAAAAGCTGCAGAGGTTTCGGCAATTTCGTCGGCATTCACTCCCAAACGACGTAACTCCATGCCTGCGCCGGTGGTGTCTTTGGTCAATGTTCCTACCATGGTGGCAAATTCGTCGGCGCCGGCACCAGTTGTGCCCTGGAATCTTGCCAGCGCTTGAGAATTTTCAACTACTTGCTTTTGGAAACTTTGTAGAGTAAGTCCCGCACGCATAAACTGTTCGCGAACACCGCTCATGCCGTCGGCTGTTAATCCGCCAACTTTGCCAATTTCAACAAAACTTTTGGCAGTGTTGTCTATGGCATTGACGGCCATTTTAGCAGCATCGCCGAGCCCTTTGGCCACTCCTGCAATTGCATCGCCAATCACTGGTATAGCTTTGGCCATACTGCCCATTAATCCAGTGGTAGTGTCAATTATACCGTTGAATGCTTTGAGATCTGTTTCGCCTTTGCCCACAGCAGCGCCAAATTTGGCCACACCACTTAGGCCCTGCATAGTAAGATCTATTTGGGCCTTGAGCTTTTCTTGTGCTGGAGTGAGTTTGTTTGTAGAATCGGCCAACCCCAAAAATCCTTGGCGCACGCTTTCTACCAGTTGTTGCAGTTCTTCGTTTTCTGTGGCCATGTGTTTTTATCCGATAAGTATTGTTATATTTATAGTGGAAAAATCATGAGCCAAACAACCAACCCTTTACGCAAACATTTTCGACAGCCGGCAATTCATTTAAAACTACCCAGCGATGGTAGATTTTACCCGCAAGGTGCCATAGTATTGCCGCCCACTGGCGAAATACCAATTTTACCCATGACTGCAGTGGACGAAATCACCACCAGAACTCCCGATGCCCTGTTCAACGGATCTGCTGTGATGGAAATCATTGGAAGTTGTGTGCCAAACATTCGAGATCCGTGGTCAGTTACTGCTGTGGACTTGAGTGCATTGTTGGTAGCAGTACGATTGGCCAGCTACGGACATGCCATGGAAATTGGGTCAAAATGCCCGGCTTGCGGTCATGATCATTCATTTGAAATAGATTTACGTGTGATGTTGGACGGGTTGAAGTGTCCCAACTACGATGACACTGTGACTGCAGGAGATTTGACTTTTTACTTTGCTCCAATGACTTACCGCCAACTCAATGACAACAGCAAAATACAGTTTGAAGACCAAAAAATTATTCAAATGCTGGGCAACACAGAAATGTCCGAAGAAGAAAAGATGACTCAATTGGGCAATGCATTTAGACGTATCACTCGGTTGACTGTCAAGAGTATTGCTGATTCTATTGCCACTATTAAAACTGCTGATGCCATGGTCACTGAGCGAGATCACATTGAAGAGTTTTTGAACAACTGTCCAAAGCACGTATTTGACAGCATTAGAGATCATGTGATCAAACTCAAAGAAGCTACCGATTTAAAACCCATTGATATCACTTGCGAAAATTGCAAGCATGAATACAAACAAGAATTTAGTTTGGACATGTCAAATTTTTTCGTAACCGCCTCCTAGTCTTGGACTCTGACAGCATCTCCAAGATGGTAGATGCTATGGAGAAAGAAACCCGTACAATAAGACAGGAGGTTCTCAAACTATGTTGGTATATGCGTGGCGGGTTGACCTACGAGGAAGGTATGCAACTTAACCAAAGCGAACGAGATATTATCAACGAAATTGTCAAAGACAATTTGGAAACCACAAAGAAGTCGGGGATGCCGTTTTTCTGATCATTGTTGCAATATGTTTTTTTGTTTGGTAAAACATTACTGACTTATTGAGAACTTCTTAGCGAAGTTCTATGTGTTTCGCTAAAGCTCACACATATTTTTTTATTTGATTTATTTTAGCTATTATCCAGATTAACTGGTCATAATTCACCGTATGCACGGTGAATTGAAAGTGCCATTATCCGAG